TTAGCACTCGTCCGATAAAAGTCCAAAGTCGTCGCTGGACACTTGAGCTGCTTCATTAAGCCGTTGACGTAGCGCAGCGGTCAGCTCCCGCTCCACTTCCCACGGGTCCGATAGCGCAGCAAGTTGAGGCGCCAACTGTGGCGACAGGCTCATCAGGGACTGATTGAGCGAACGCGCCGTTTCATAAGCGGCCTTCTGCACGAAGCTGACTTCCACCAGTTCACCTTGGGCCTTGCGAAACTCCATCTCCGCCATCCGCGCCAAGTAGTGCTCGCGATGCGCTCGTGCTTTCTGAAAGTCCGGGGACTGCCCTTGCGCGGGATCAGCGGGCGGCGGCGCAGCCATGTTAGTCGGCTCGGATTGTGCAGCGACGTGGCTGTACACATCACGCTGAATCCGCTCCTGTTGATGGCGAGCAGCGACGGCAGCCTTGCTCGGGTCGGCGGTATCGCGGATCAACGCTTCAGTGGCCAGCACGTCGACCTGCTTGCCATTGGGAGACAGGACCAGTCGGCCGTTTTCCTTAAGCCAGGTGATGTAACTCGGTGACCGGCCGATGTGCGCAGCGAAGGCGCTCTTGGATAGGTAGGTGGCTACGGTCATAAGCCCTCCTTTTCAGCGGCTTTTCAATGAATCCTTTCAAGATTTCAGTGGATTGAAATTTCAGTAAGCTGGCGGGCCTCCCACTAACAAGATCCCGCGGGTTTCCGACCCCGTGTCCTTTGAAAGTCCCCAGGGTCCCCGGCGGGTTTCTGCCGGGTCCGGCCGGTCGAGCCAGCATCCGAGTGCCATGCCCTGCCCCAATTCCGTTGGAAAGACGGACATCCCTGCAACCATTTCAGCTAGAGAGATTCCGCGAGTTCGATAACCCGTGTAGGGGGCGGCCCTTGGGGAGGACCCGTGAAATCTGCGCCCTACCCGGCCCGCCCGGCTCATGCTTTCGGCTCGGCCTCGCTCAGGTCCAGCCGCTTGGCCACCCAGCGCTCGTACAAGCCGATGGCGACATCGGCGCCGGCCATCGCGGTCAGGCAACCCAGGGCGCCCGCTGTCCAGATCGACAGGCCCGCACCGAACAGCAACATCATCGCCGACACGCCGCACACGATGCAGGCACCGGAGCGAAGTACTAGCCGGCGCAGTAACGCCCAACCTCGTGCCCCGTCCTTGTCGGCGCGCCACATCTCGCCGGACACACCGCCAACCAGGGAAAGAGCAATCACCAACCAGATCGGCATCTCTGCCAGTGCCTGTTGCTCGTTCGTCATTGCCCTGCCCCTTAAACAAAAAGACCCGGCGCAATGGTCGGGTCAGGTGGTGGGTGGCCTGCCGCGCTTTGCGGTCGCACCCATCGAAGATGGCCCCTTTTTACAGGTCGATTCTGGTGGCAGCAAGACCGTTTTAATGCCACCCGGTGAATGTGTGGCTTACGTCCGGTGAACGGCTGGCGAATGTCGGTGAATATCTCAACCCGGCTGGCTTTTGCTTTCTGGCGTCCCATGCGTCCCACCTCTCTAAAACAAGGTGGGACGTCTGAAAGCCCCGCAGGTCGGGGCTTTGCCCCACCGTCCTACTTTTCTTTCTCTTTTCTCGTGTATAGAGAGAAATTTAAAAAGCACGCGTGCGCGTAAACGCGCGTACCTGTACCCGCTACGCACACACGGGCGGGAGGCATGAAAAAGGTGGGACGGTGGGACAGCCCAACAACGACGCGGCCTGCGCCCGTCCCACCACCGCAAAAAGCGGTGGGACGGAGGCAGGCCAGTGGGACGGCATGAGCCAGAGAGATGCCCACGATCAAGCCGCTTCCCCCAGGAGGAAGTGCTCGACCACGATGTGGGCGTCGTGCAGGCGCTGGTAGTAGACGTTGCGCGTGCAGCCACTGCGGGTCAGACGTGCGGCTAAGGGCGCGTCAGGCTGGAAGTAATGCACCTTGACCACGGTCATCAGCTCGGGGTCGAGGCGTTTCTTGACGATGCGCTCAATGTCCAGCGAGGCTTCCAGCGGCACCCGGCTCCCGCGCCGGCCGCGCACCAGTTGACCACCGCTCTCCATCATCATGGCGACCATGTTGCCGCCCGAATAACCGGCGGCCACTTCGTCGCTGTGCAGCTCCTGGGCCCATTGTTTGAGGGCCATATCGATCGCTTTAATCATCGAAGCACGGCTCCTCGAATTCTTCCTTCTGAAGTGCAGGCGCCCTGCCCCAGTGCTCGGGTTTCTTGTACGCCCATGGCCGCTGACCGCTCTTGTTCAAAGCCCCCAGACGGAACCGTCGCCACCCCAGTCGATGCAGAATCGCACCGACGCGCATCTGCTCGGGTTTGCCCCAATGACCGGGATCGAGCTTGAGCGCCTGACTCATCACCTCACTGCCGGTGGTGGTCTCGCCAATCTGCGACTCTTCGAGCCAGTTCAGAATCGGTGTTTCCCATTCGTCCACCACAAAGCGTTCGTCCTGCTCCTCGCTGAACATCGGTGCTTCCTCTCGTGTCACCCACCAGAGATCGCCGGCCTCGAAGCAGAACACCGCTTCGGCCCACAGCTGGTCGCGGATCTCGCGCAGCAACGGCACATCGACCTTGGTACAGGCCACCGGCCAATAACGCCGGTTGCCGGTGGCGTCCTTGAGGTACTCGTCCTGGTTGGTGGTCCCGACGAAAACACACTGGCGTGGCACGTCCAACGTTCTGCGGCCATAGCTTTCGCGGTAGGTGTCGGTCGACGCCGAGAAGAACTGCTTGGCCTTGGTGCTCTCGGCCTTGTTGAAGCTGTCCAGTTCGCCCAGCTCGACAATCCACTTGCCACGAATCGCCTGAAAGCCGTCCTTGTCGCCGAGGGCAAACGGCGTGTCCATGAACCACTCGCCACCGAGCACGCTCATCGCGGTCGACTTACCGGCGCCTTGTACGCCTTCGAGGATCATCACCGAGTCCGCCTTGCAGCCCGGCTTCATCACCCGCGCCACGGCGGAGATCATCCAGCGCTTGCCGACCTTGGAGGTGTAATCCGTTGCCTTCACCCCCATCACATCCGTCAACCAACGCTCCAGGCGCGGCACACGATCCCATTCGAGTTTTTTCAGGTACTCGCGCACCGGGTGAAAGGCGTGGTCGTGGGCCACGACACTCACCGCCTCGATCACGTGCGACGACTTCACGCGCAGGTTGTACTGCTGCGCGAGCCACTTCATCACCCGCACGTCGTCGATGTCGGCCCACTCGCCGGTACCACCCCCATAAGGAGCAGCCCGCAGCTTGACGATCTTCGAGCTGAAGGCGCAGTAGCTGATCACCCCGGCCCAGCGTTCGTCATGCGCGAGGATCAGTTCGACGTTCTGCATGTGCGCGATCAGGGCCCCGCTCTCGCTGCGAGCCAGCTGATCTTTCCAGCCACCGGCGGCCGGTGGACGCACAACCGCGAGCACTTGTCGGCGAACCGCATCCAAACCTTCGGCGACGTGCAGGTCGTTGAAGTCGGTCCACTTGTCGTGGCGCTCGAGCGCGAAGGTCGGCGCAACCACCTGGGCACCGACAATCAGCGCGGCGTTGCCGGCCTTCTCTTCGCCGGGGTTCCACGCATCACCGTTGGGCTTGGTGGTCTTCCAGTCATCGTCGCGGCAGATGATCAGCGGGCATCCGGCAAAACGCTCACGCATGGCTTTGCACACCGCGAGCAGGTTGCCCGCATCGAAGGCCACCGCCACAGTGAGCGACGTCGCCATGTGCAGGCTGGCGCCGGTGGCGTAACCCTCACACACCAGCACCGGTTCACCCGGCTCCGGGTGCGGACCGAGCAGGTGAAAGGTGCCCTCCTTCGCCATGCCGTAAGGCCAGTAGGATTTGTCGCGGCCAGTGTCTTCCTGCTTGCTGGGGAAGATCACCTGCAGGCCCATGATTTGATCACGGGCATTTTTCATCGGGACCAGCACGGCGCCGGTGCGCGGCGCGTAACGCACATTGATCCCGACGATCTGTTTGCGGTCCAGGTAGTCGCTGCGTCCGGTGGTCGGCATGCGCTCGAACAAACCCTGCGCCCTTTTCGCCGCCCGCCGCGCAGCGTTGTTCGCGATTTCGGCGGCACGGCGCTTGGCTTCCTCCTGGCGAGCGCGCATCACTTCGCGCTCTTCCGGCGACATGCGCCCGGCCTTGACCTTGATCTTCTGCGTCTCGCCCGAACGCCAATCACCGAAGGCGCCGAAGATCAGCGTGTCGCCCTTCTCCGTGCGCTGCTCGTGAACCACGTACCAGCCGTTCTTTTCCTTGCCCTTGTCCTGCGCTGTCTTGCAGCGGGTCAGCTTGCCGAACACCAGCGGTTGCGCTGGCTCCAGACCGTAGTCGGCGAATTGGCCCAATACCTCATCGAGCATGCTGAATCCCCCGCTCAGACAGGGACTGGCAGCTGATGCACTGCGAGCAACCCGGTTGGGCCAGTCGGCGTGCTTCCGGAATCGGATCGTCACAGGCTTCACAGAACAGCAAGGAATGGGCAGCACTCTCGGCCTTGGCAGCGCTGCGCGCTGCCATGGCCTGATCGATGCGTTCCTGCACCAGATCGTTGGCGAAATCGGCGATGTCAGCCACGGTCGGCACCTCGCGTCGTCTGGTTGACGTAGGTGGCGCGGTTGAACAACCCGAGCAGCCCTTGAATGCCGCGGAACACCTGCAGGCGAATCGCCGCCAGTTCCTGATCAGTCACCACACCGTCGCCAATGCTCTTGGCCCAGGTCTCGGCCAGATCGGCGACCTGACGGAAGTATTCGGCGATACCCGTGGTCAGGGTCTCGGGCATGTCGTTGGTGTAGGTGTCGGCTAGCTCCTGCCAGATCGTATCGCCGACCAGCGCATGCACCGCATCCAGAATGCGGCGATCCTTGGTCAGTTCGAGGATTTCGCCAAACTCCTGAATGTTGATGGAGTGGCTCGGATGGGTTGGCGACAGCTTGTGCTGCAGCGTGGTCGGGTTACGACCGGTCGTGGCAGCGATGGCAGCAGCGCCGCCTGGGTATTCGCGAGCGGCGTGGTACAGCGCTAAATCGAGCGGCAGGATTTCCCGCTGCGCCCGTTCCAGAGAACTGAGAGCGATTCGGCTCATGGCATTAATCCTAAAAGTTGCCAGTGCCATGCGACAGATGTTGGTGATACATTTGCCGCGTGGTCTGGAGAGGCCCAAACGCCGGTAACCCTTGCAGGGGACAACCGGCACCGTGCCGGGGCGAACAATCCGTTGTTCCCCCCTGGCGCAACAGCTGCCAGCTCTGTGGTAAGAACGGCAGCAACACCAAGGCTTCCGAGCCTTGGAAACGCGATGGAGGTCGGCGGCATGTGGTGTGCGCACCTACCGACATCGCGCCCCGGCAGCATGTGATGATGCTAACGGGAGGAACTGGGCGGCCCTTGGGTCGCCTTTTTTCTAGGTTTTATGCAGCGACAGCGGAAATAGCTGGAGCTGGAGCTGGAGCTGGAAAAAGATCAGGTAAATCAGGACGCAATTCGTGGGGTAACACTTTTCCTTCCGATGCCTTAGCAACCGAATGCACACGTTCGGTGGGAACCCGCCCCGCCCTGACCCATTTCCAGACATGCGGTTGCTTGACGTTGCAGCGGCGAGCAAGCTCTGACTGGTTGTTACCGCAAATCTTGATGACCTTTTCTAAGGCCTGCCGACATAGCTCGGCGTCTTTAACGCAGTAAGTCACTGATTAAGCTCTCCCTGATGAACGACGAAGCGAATCTACAACCTTCGTAATAGACAAGTCAACACCCAATAGTTTAGGACGCCCTATAACCGAGGTCGTAGAATTACCCCATGAAATACTTACCGATCGATCTCCTCCCCACGCTCTCCGATCGGCTGAAATATGCCATGGAGCAACTCAACCTCAGTCAAACTGATGTGGCGAAGCTTTCGGGATGCTCTCAAGCGACGATTTTCAAAATCGTAGATGGCCAAACACGAGAAAGCCGCAAAACAGGCGCTATAGCTCGCGGACTTAACCTTTCGTTACCGTGGCTTGAGAATGGCGATATGCCAGCCAGCATAGTGCCCATCACTCGTCGTCAGGAAAAATCACCCCCGCCTCTTATTCTTGAACCGGTATCCGCGTGGGATAACGACACCCCCTTGAATGATGACGAGGTGGAGATACCACTTTTTAAGCAAGTTGAGATTTCAGCTGGGGCAGGGAGAACAGCTGTTCAGGCTGAATATGGCCGTGTGCTTCGTTTTTCCCTTGCAACACTTCGGCAGTGCGGCGTCCACCCTGCTAATGCGTTATGTGCGCCAGTCACAGGTAGGAGCCAGGAACCGTTAATCCTTCACGGTGCGACGGTCGGAATAGACCGCGGCATGACCAAAATCATTTCTGACCATCTCTATGCCATTGAGCAAGAGGGCGCGCTGAGGATTAAATTCCTGGAACGTTTGGAGGGTGGTGGACTGAAGCTCGTGAGCTATAACAGAGCTGAACATCCAGATGAATCCTATACATTTGACCAGTTTGTAGAGCAGCAAATGAAAGTTTTAGGTCGAGTATTTTGGTGGTCGACAATCCGCCCCGTGAATGCTCCTCCTCTTCCAAGAAATTGAAGATCTAAAACCAAAGTAATTGCATCATGCTAACACCTAGGTTATTTTCGCCTCACTCTCCTACCACAGTGAGGCTTCACCATGCGTACCACCGCATCCCTGCATGTCCATCCGGCATGCGTCAGCAATCGAAAACTGATCGAACAGCTGCAGCTCGCCACGGGCTGCCTGGTCGTCATTCATAACAGCAAACCCAAGCTTGTCGCCAAGTCCTGTCAGCCCTCTCCTGTTCATCCGAACGGCGGAGGGCACGCGGCATGATCAAGTTCAAGATCGACAACCGTACCCTGCAGTTGCTCAATGCCCAGGTCAACCTGAGCGAGACCTTCAACCATGTTCTGCGCACAGCGCCGAAGCGCGAGTGCCTGGCATTCCGTCTCAAGGCTGAGCGCGGCCCCGTGGAAAGCACTTTTGTCATCGAGCTGGGCAGTGAACGCCACACGCTGACCCTGCCGAACGACAAGAAGATGCACCTCAAGCTAGCCGACTTCATCGAAGAGATTGCCAACGGCCCGCTTGATCCGAGCAACACCAGCGACCCGGCGCATCGCGCGCATGCCGATCGCCAATACGGCCGCTTTGACGTCCAAGACAAGCAACGGGTGTTCGAGCTGATTCGTACCGGCGGCGTGCTGAGCCTCGACATGGGTTTCGATCTGCCGCTGCACGTGGCTGTTCATCGCCCGCACACTCTCTCCTGCATCACCGCCATCCTCAGCATCGGCAAAAAGAGCCCGCGTACCCGGTGTTTTACCGCGTGCGGTACCGATGTCGAGATCTACGGCAAAGTCAGCGAATCCATCAGCCAAATTGCTGCAGCGGCCACTCCTGCTGCACACGCGGCTTAAGGTGGGCGACATGGAACGTACCCTCGCCCAAACAGCTGCTCATCTCGGCCTGACCCGCCCCAAGCTCATCGCCCGCATGCGCGAAAAGGGTCTGCTCAAGGGAAACCTGCCGGCGGATCTCAACCGTGACGATGATTATCTGCGGATCAAAAGCAGTCCCTGGTACGACGAGAAATACGGCATGCAGTACAGCCAGTCGACTCGGGTCAAGCAGGCCGGAATCCGCTGGCTGGCTGACCAGTTGGGTATCGACCTCCCCGCCATTCCGGCAGGCCGCCGTGACGTGGCCTAGGGAATACGCCCGACAGATCATCGCAATGCGAACACGTGAGGAGCGCAATGCCGCGCTCCAGGAGGTGCCTGAACATCTGCGGGAATTGACCAAACGCCATTGCCTGAACGCCTGGAACCACCCATCACGATCCAAACGCAAGGAGGCTCAATAGCCACATGAACAACGCGAACCAAACACCGCTTCGCCTTCATCCGGCGCCTGAATCGACCACCGTTGAAATGCTCTATCGCACTTTCGGGAATGTGCTGATCCCGCTGGAAAAAATTCGGGAGGCCTATTTTCGCAACCTGAATTCGCAGTTGTTCGTGACTGAGATCTACAACGGCCGGATTCAGCTTCCGATCACCACGATCGACGCCAGTCGCAAGGCACTTAAATACGTCCACATCCGGCACATGGCCTCGTTGATCGACATCTGCGCCTACAAGGCCGATGAAGACATGCAGCGACAGCAGGAAGACCAACCCGATGCTGCACCCACTCCATTAACGGCAGTTACCACTACCCCACGACAACCCCAGGAGCACACCAAATGATGACTCCAATACAAATAGTTGCACTCGTCATCCTGACGGCGCTCGCCGCTCTCCTTATTTGGGGCGATTACATCATGGGCCGCAGAGATGGTCTGGAGGTCGGCCTGCGCGAGAGTGAAGACATTCAGCGCGCCGTGAGCGCCAAAACCATACGCGAGCTTCAGGCCTCCCTGCAGTTCATCAGGGCTGATCACGCGCGCCTGGCACAAACTTGCAAACTTCTTGAAGCAAGTCCGCAGTTCGGCCCGACAGAAAAGCAGACGCTGGTCGCCATCGGCGACCTACTGCGAATTGCCGCCGAAACCTTCAGCGTATTTCGTACTGGCAAGAAGCTCGAGCGCGACGCCAGACCTCTACGAGAACAAGCGCTTCAATTAGCAAAACGCGTAGTAACCCAAAAAAGGACCGATCACATGAAAGGCATTCAGCCAAAAGGAGTGAGAGCATGAGCGCCGCAGAAAAAATTGATTTCCACATAACTCCAGGCGCCTGGTTTCGGCAGGATCTGCTGTATCCAGTTTTTGGATTAAGCACGGAAGCAGTCCGCAAATACCGATCCCGCGGGATCTGGCTAGAAGGGAAGCACTATCGAACCGACCCAGCGAACGTGCTTGTTTATAACAAGGAGGCCATTGAAAAGTGGATGGCAGGCCAACCATGACTGACAAGATGCCCACAGGCGTCGAGATGAATGGCAAGCAATTACGCATCTGGTTCATTTTCAACGGCCAACGTTGCCGAGAACCTCTCGAAGGAATCTCGAAAGTAAACAAAGCCGCAATTGCATACGCCGACAACAAACGGCGCACCATCTTAGCGGAGATTAGAGAGGGCCGTTTCGATTATGCGGCTCACTTTCCCAACTCACCAAGGGCCGCCATGTTCACGGACACCGGCGGCCCGTCCCTAAAGCGTACAGTCAAAGAAGGTATCGACCGATGGCTGGAGGTTCAAAGGGCGCTTAAAGCATCAAGTACCGTCGTTAACTATGTCAGCAAGGCCAAGCACGTCGATAACAAATTTGGCAAACGCCGAATCGTCGACATCAGCAAGAGCGATATAGAGCTATTCCAAGCTCAATTGCTAAAGCAAGGGCTATCCCCTAAGACAGTAAACGACATCTTCACCGTCGTTCGTGGCGTCTGGGCTGACGCCTTTGGCGACGGCATTTTGAAAGCCAACGCACTGGACCGAATCAGTAACGTCGGTTCGGACGTAGACCTTGAGCACGCCGATCCCTTCAGCCGCACCGAGATCGAGCTGATCGGCAAAGCGGATCCGGACAGACGACATGATAGCAGGATGATTGAGTTCAACTGCTGGGCCGGACTTTCGCTATCCGAGCTCATCGCGCTCGCTGTCGAAGATATCGATCTCGATGCCGGCCTAGTGCAGGTTCGTCGTGCGCTGGTCGTTGGTGAGTTCAAAGTCCCGAAAGAGCGCTCCAGGGTTAGGGTGATAGAGCTGATCGATCCTGCACTTGTACTGATGCGAGAGATCGTAGCTGCTGCAAGAGAGGTCCCCGCGGAAGAGATCACCGTTATCCAGCGTGACAACATCACGTCGAAGAAGATGAAAGTCAGGTTTCTTTTCCGCAGCTCCACCAGCGGGCTGCTATGGAGCGGAAAGACCTTGAGCAATTGGTTCACGGCTCACCTGAAGAAGGCAGAGGTCCGACACCGAGGCGCCAACCAATGCCGTCATACCTTCGCGAGCCAGATGCTGTCGAGCTATGTACCAGTGGAATGGGTAGCGAGACAGCTTGGACATGCTGACACCACGATGGTGAGAAAACATTATGGGAGGTGGATACCCAAAGACACCAAGAGCATGGCCGGTGTCGTGTCGAAAATGCTGGGGTTTAGGACGGACTAG